GGAGGCTAAAAAAGCCGAATCCGAAGGATCGACGACGGCCATAGTGGCGATTTGGGTAATGTAGCTGGTGGTCCCGCTTACGGTCCCATCATAACTAAGGCCAGTAGTCATATTTTACCTCATGCGCCAGCTACCTTACCACTTTCAGGGCAGATTCGCTATTGTGTAACCCCAAAAAGTCTTTCCACGCCAAATTCTTGCTGAACCCGCTCATAGAAACTGGCGTCGTCCTGAAGCCTCCGGTTGGCCGTTATAGCCGCTGCCCTATTCTCCAAGGCGAATGTTTTGATGCTTTTGCCTTTTATGGGTGATGGGAGGGGGACCATTTTCCCAAAATTATCGGGGGCGTCGGGGAGCCTTGCCCGCTCTAACCTGTGTGTCGAGCTCGCGCACGACACTAGAAAAACCGGCATCGATATGGCAATTATAACCGGAATTAACCGGAACTTTTTTCTCGACATAAATCGGCTCCCTATTGTTAAATTCCTCAATTATTTGCCGCATTTTGTCCTGCGCCTTAGCATCCTCTTCAGCTCTAGCAGTCGCTTCAGCAGCAATTTTCATAGCTGCCTCTTCTTGGCGGACGATTTCTTTCTGATAGGCTATTTCCCTAGCGGCGTCATCCACGGCGATCTTGGCCCTCCAATAGTCGTCAGAACGCCATCCGGCCCAGATCCAAGCAGCGCAAAAAGCCATAGCAATCTGACCTATTCTGGATGTCAAAACAGACCATAGAAAACTGCCAATAAGATGACCCCATAGAGGCATTATATCCTCACATTTTCGCCTGTTCGCGCCACCCGGACGCGCTCTTCTTCAACCTTTTTGGCGCTCTTATAGGCCCGCCAAGTGAAGTAAGTGATTGCTACCAAAGATGCGATAATCACAAAAACAGGCCAATATTCTCGAGCCATTTGCAAAAATGGCTCCCCCTTTTTGGCGCTATCACTGATTTGGGTAATATTAGAAGCAATCGTTCCAGCTGATGTTGTAACGCCTGCCGCAGTCGCCAATCCAGCTCCAATTGAAGAATTTTTTACTTCATCCGCAGCTTCGATGGTCTTTGACCCTTTCTCTCGAAGGTCTGCGACAGTTAAAACGGCCCGACCAATCTCTACAGGTCTCGGCAAAGCGGAATCGGAAAACAGAACGGCTTTAGTTTCAGGTGTAAGTTCTCCAGTCACAGGCAAATTATTAGCTTCTTGGAAGTCCCGCAATGCCGATCTAGTTAAGGGCCCCATATCCCCATCAATGCCACCCGGCGGATAGCTCAAATCCTTAAGTCGGCGCTGCGCTATTTTTATATCGCTTAATTCATTTTTGGCGCGAGCAAGATACATTTTGCGCTCTTTTAGGCCATTGTATCCGCCATTAATGCGGCGGGTTATTGCGTCAATATCGCCGATATCAGCAAGTGGGTTGAGATTGCGATCCTTCCAAAAATAAGCCGCAGTAAGAGCCGCATAAGGAAATTTCGCTGCAAGATTGGGATTATTTATAAGGTCGACGCCCAACTTTTTGCTCATAAGACCATAATTAGATCGACCTGTAAGCTGAATTAAGCCGCGCCCCTTATATGTCACGCCATCATTTGTGCCGGGACGATTACCAAGATCAACACGGCCATTATATTCTTTGCCGCTTGCGTATTCTGTTGTCGCGCGTAACCCGTCGCTTTCATGCGCGATTTGCGCCAAAAATTGAGCCTGACGCTGCGGGGTTATAAGGTTGGCAATCTGAATAACTTGTGGCATTGCTTGCGCAAGCCCATCAATAATATTTTTTCTGCCGTCTGGAGCTATCTTTTTTAAGATAAGGGCCCAATCGGTCATTTGTCTGCCTTTTGATTTACGGCGTCAATGATCCTGTCTAGCTTCCCAAAGACTTGGCTCAATGTGCTATTAAATTCTTCTCTGGTGACATATCTGCCGGCGACAAGAACCTCAATGGCTCCGACTTTTTCAGCCAATTCTCTATCCATGATTTGGAGATCTTTGATGGCCGTCCAAATTGCGTTCAGCCACCATCCCCCAATAATTCCGAGGATCCCGATGACTATGTTGAATAAATTCTGATAATCCGCCATTTTAGCCGCCGTTAGATTCATAGATGTTAGCCACACACACCATTATAACATATTAGACATTACTCATAGAACATACTTTATTCCAAATATTTACGAACGGTTAAGGTGAAACCAGTGTCTACATTCTGGATATAGTTTTCGTCAATCTTCTTAATTGGGTTAAACCATACCGAATCCCACATATGGATGGCATATGAGTCTTTGATTTCCCTTAAGGCCTCCTCGGTCTGATCTGGCTCTAGCATTTTCTCATTTTTGAAGTCGAAGGGCATGAAAACTTCCATCTCTAAAAGGGTAATCAGATCTGGCCTATCCTTATATATTTCAACAGGTAAATTAACGATATGCCAAGCCCAGACATTTTTCCTCAATCCGTCGGCGAGTTTTGATAGCCAGATTTTTATAAATTTAGCTCTAGGGCGCGCTATTATGGTCGAAGCCGGCATCGAGTCGACCTTATGCCACGGAGACTTCGATACGCCAGCTATATGTCCGCTCATAACTACGTCATTATTTAGGAAGCAATCTAATGGCTTCATCAAAATGCAATCTGTGTCTAAATATATACCTCCATGTTCGTAAAGCTTTTGAAGTCTTAAAACATCGGATTGATACTGTGGCCAATCATCAAGAGATACGCCTTCATATTCAGTCGGAGGATCGACTCTAACCATTTCTACATATTTCTTCATACCATCCCAATATTTATTTCCTACTGGCTCTTCATTGTAATAAAAATATATTTTATCTGGCTTCTGTATTTCGTAGGCGGCAATTACAGATAAATAATTAATTATCCCGAACGGGCGAGATTTAGGGCCGAAGAAAAAAATAAAGTGTATGATATTTGGGATATGATTATTTGCCATCGTATTTTTTATGAACGATAAATTATTAATTAACCTCTGATCAGTAGGTGTCGCTTGAACAGCTAGTTCTGCTTGTTCAAGAGCTTCCTCTTTCATTCCGAGCTGCCAAGCCGAAATACTGGCAAGGTCATTAGCCCAGTGACCCCATACCTCTGGGTCACAAGTATATACAAGATCTCTTTGAGTGATCGATAAAGCTCGCTTCGCAGCCGCATAGCACTCAGGCCATCGACTTTGACGATACATAAGCATAGCCAACTGGCACCACGGCTCTCTTGTATTCGGAGCCTCCGCCGAAGCTCTTTGAAGCCATGCTTCGGCTTCAAGTGAATTTCCTAACTCTTCATAGCATTTAGCCATAACCCGCATGGCATAGCATCGTTCATTTGCCCAAGTAGCACCCGGCAACTCTAGGTATTTTTTGCAAGCATCAATTGATTCTTGCCACCTGCGATTAAATGAAAGCTCTCTCGCGTAATAAAATGCGTTTCTGGGGCACAAAGGATCTTCATCAACCGAGAGCTGTAGTAAATCCATATACTGTCCGCGGCTTTTATTTGGGTCAGGATGGTGGCTAACAAGTAATTTGTCTGTATAAGCATATACTTCTGTTATACGTTTATCTGGGACTGGATATTCATGGCACGGATGATGCCAAAAATAGCCGTGTCTGGCATGTATCTTTTCGTATCTAAATTTTATCCCGCATCCCCAATCAAAAAAATAACTTAGTCTAGTAGTGTTACTTACCCAAACTCTTTCAATCTCTTCTCTCCATCCAGGCTCTAAAACCTCATCCATATCCATGCAAATACAAACATCAATATCTTTTGGAATTAATGCTATGGATGCGTTTCTAGCATGATCAAAACGCCAAGGTGTTATGCAAATTGAATGAACTTGAATGCCGCATTCTTTAGCTATTTCAACAGTCCTGTCCGTGCTCCCGGTGTCAGCTATTAATAAAACATCAGCATCAGAAGACGACTCTGCCCATCTTTTTACGAACTTTTCTTCATTTTTGCTTATTGTATATACACAAATTTTTAATTTTTTTGTTTTAGAATAAATATAAACACCAATACAGCCATCAATATGAGATTCAGACGGAATTCCAAATATACTTATTACTTTATTATCGCTCCAGTCTTCTACATGAGACTCATAAATATTTCCGTCAACTTCTCCCTGAGGATGATGCCCAAGGGGGATACTAACAATAACTGTGTCAGAAATATTTTTTAAGTTTTCTAAAAGTTCTTTAGCTTCATTTGCCGACATATGCTCAAGAATATCTCCAGCTATAGCGACATCAAATGAGCCTAAAGATAAATAATCAATTTTACGGGCGTCCTCTATAATTAATTTTTGATATATTTTTTTGAGACCAAATTTTTCTACATACGGACCAAAAATTTCTACGCCAGTCCAGTGAGATTCAGGAAACATTTTAGCATATGTCCCGCATCCAACCCCAATATCAATCATCTTGGAATGGCTTATTTTGTTTATAAATTCACGGATATAAGCCTTACCGCTTTCAAAACTAACCGGCATATTCTCCCCCTTCTGAGAACGATGCTGTCGATGATTAATTATGTGTTTTATCTTCCTGATTTTTTACAGATCTTACTTGAGGCTCCGCTTGAACTTTGATTTCGTTAATAACATTCACAACCTGCTCAAAAGGCATTTTACCAAGAGAACCGATTACGATGTTCCAGTCATTTATGGCAAGAGTGATGGTTATCTTTTCCATTTATGCGCTCCTAGTCGCCCCTTCTGCAAATATTAATGCGTATATAATATGTAAAACTTACTTTACCAAGGAAGCGCAGGATAGATAATTGGTGGATTGATTTGATCTTCAATTTGCTTATCAAGAGAAGCAATTTGCTGGGCGAGAATTTCTTGACTGATTGAATTTTCCAGCCAAGAAACAACTTGAGATTCTGTTAATTCATTGTAAGGAATAAACGGTTCATTCGGGTCTAATATAACGGACTTAGAACCATAAATATCGGCGCTTTTTACTCCATTTGTCGCGGCCCTTCTCCAATGGATGGTAAAAACAACATCTTTGCGCCCGTCTTTTTCAGGGTAGCAATCCAATTGCATAATCTGCCATGTATATAAGTTAGCCATTTTTATTTTCCGTTACGGGCCAGCATCTCGCCAAGCGCCAGTTGAATAGAAATATAACTTATTAGCCGATGTGTCGACAACTATAGGAACTCGACCCGTGTAAGCTGTTGGAGTTCCTGTGGGAGTTCCCGCGCAGCTAGGAACATACAAGAACCCATTGGTGGCGTTTGTCGCAATTGCAGCTGTATTTATAACGACGTTACCGCTACTGTCGAGTCTAGCGCGCTCTGAATTTTGGCACAAAAGCAAAAACGGGTCATTAGAAAATGTACCGGTTCCAGCGATGTTACTAGCAGCGTAAAAGCCTGCTGCAACGGTTCCCGCGCTATCTTCAACAGCCACAGGCCAACTATCAGAATCTGTTCCTGTTACACGAAGGCGCTCATCGCCGATTGCGCCGCCTGGATTTGACGTCCCCAACCCAAGTCTTTTGGTAGATGTGTTCCAGAAAAAAGTCGCGTTATCTTGCGAGTAAACACCACTTGTTCCCGCGAATATAACGGAACCGGCCGTAAATGCTGTGGTTGTCCCAGTCCCGCCATTTCCGACAGACAAAACGGTTCCAAGCGTTAAAGCGCCACCAATATTCACATTGCCGGCTGTACCTAACGAATAAATGTTTGTGATTGTAACATTAGAGCCGGCTGTTGGGATGCCAATATACATTGTATAGTAATTAGTATAAGTTGTTGAATTTGAAGCCGCTATTGTGTTCCCGCCAAATAAGTCGGTGTAAGCTGTCGCTACCGTCCCAGAAGAAGATGTATCCGTTAATGTCGCCGCCGAGTTTTGATAACGAACTCCGGCCGTCGTCCAAGCTGTAGACGAAAAGTTTCCGGATAAACCAAACGGCGCACTTACAACATTAACCTTATTTGTTGTAGCTGAAATTGTTAAGGAAGAAGCCTCACCGACCGTTGCGGAATTATCGAAAAGAACACGAGTTGTTGTTCCGCTAACAATAGCCGTAGAATTAATCGTAATTGAATTCGGGCCAGTTGCTCCTGTCGGACCAGTCGGACCAGTCGGACCTGTAGCACCAGTCGACCCAGTGGGGCCAGTTGGGCCTGTAGCACCAGTCGACCCAGTGGGGCCAGTCGGACCTGTAGCACCAGTCGACCCAGTGGGGCCAGTCGGACCCGTAGCACCAGTCGATCCTGTCGGTCCTGTCGGACCCGTAGCACCAGTCGACCCAGTGGGGCCAGTTGGGCCTGTAGCACCAGTCGATCCTGTCGGTCCTGTCGGACCCGTAGCACCTATTGCCCCAGTCGGGCCGGTGGGACCAGTTGCTCCCGTCGAACCAGTCGGTCCAGTCGGACCAGTATCCCCGGTTGCTCCAGTCGGCCCAGTTGGTCCTGTCGCGCCTGTCGAGCCAGTAGGGCCTGTCGGTCCAGTAATAGAAGCAATCGCTCCATTATCTACCCAATTTGAACCGTCCCAAACCCAAAGATGCTGATTGTCTAAAGCAATATAAGCATCCCCGAGAGATGGGGTTGGGTCAACTACAGTTAGTTGGCTAGAATCTGAAACAGTTCCCTTGTAGGTAATACCGCCGCCGGCTGGGCCAGTCGCGCCAGTCGGCCCTGTCGGCCCAGTAATAGATGCGCCCGTCGGGCCTGTCGGGCCCGTCCCAGAAGGGCCCGTTGCGCCAGTTGCTCCCGTTGGGCCCGAAGGGCCGGTCGGGCCAATACCTCCGCCGACGCCGGTCGGTCCCGTCGGACCTGCAACTGTAGAAGCCGCCCCAGTCGCTCCAGTCGGACCAGCGACCCCGGTCGGTCCTGTTGGGCCCGTAACAGATGGCCCTGTCGCGCCTGTCGCGCCTGTTGGCCCTGTTGGGCCAGTGGGGCCTGCCACTCCTGTTGAACCAGTAGGCCCTGTCGGGCCAGTCGGGCCAGGAACCGATGAAGGAGCACCAGTCGGGCCTGTCGCGCCAGTTGGGCCTGTTGCTCCTGTTGACCCTGTAGGGCCAACAGCCCCAGAAGGGCCCGTCGGGCCGGGATTAAGACCGGAAATTTGACCAGCAGTCGCTCGATAGCTAACTCCAGCCTGAACAACCTCTAATTCCGCAAGAGGGGAAATGGTCACTACGGGAGTAAGATTGGGAATTTGTTTATTCGCCATAGCAACCGTTCCTGTTTATTTTATTATATTCCATTTTTATCATTAAAAAAATGGCATGGCCAATTACGGCGTCCCCGTTGTGTTCGCAGATAAGAAACCATCAAAAGAATTGCTTCCCTGAACCCTTGCGGTTGCCGTTCCGACCCACTCAATACCATAATTACTTACACTTTCTCCATTAAAAACATTGTCGCCGACAAGGACACTATCAACTCCATTACCCACATAAACCTGGGTGTTACCAGATTCATCGAATGTGTTCCCAGAAACAACAATATTGCTGAGCAGCCCTGGTGTTGCTGAAAAAAGTTGGATGCCAATATCGCTATAAGCTCCAAAAGTGTTCCCTGAGATAATGAAGTTTTTCATATTTTGAGCGGCGGGAGGAATTATTCTTATTGCAAATGTTGAGGCATATGCGCCATTCGCTTGGCAGTTATTTCCAGCAAAATAAAAATAATTACAATTCCCGGCTGATGGGGCCAAAAATATAGTAGTTTCTGACCGATCAAATATATTTGCTACAACGCGAGCATTCACAATCCCAAGACCATCTGAAAAAATACCATATCTCCAATTTTCGCATGTGCAATTTGTTAAGTTTAATCCATCCCAGTTGTTGGATGATCCGATTTCTCTTATTAACGTCTCTCCAGAATTACCGTTACCGTTAAAGAAACAGTCAGTTATGTTAAGTATTGAACCAGAATACAACAAAATACCAGGAGATCCGTAATTAGCATGATCAAATTTACTGCTTCTTACAAAAATTCTAATGGCGCTATTTGCCTCGCCGTCCGTTCCGGCGCTTAAAAATGTGTAATAGCTTCCAGCAACTATGTCAGATATAAATATATCTGAGCATGAATAACAACTAAATAATGATCCAGTGCTATGGGCTACATTAGAAATAAATCTCAATTTTGAAACAGAAATATTAGATACTTTTGTTCCGCCTATTGTGCCGTGAATAGAAACAATGTTTCCAGTAAAGTTCGTTTTAATAACAGAACTTAGCCCCTCTCCAAATAAAGAAATATAATTTGAGGTGATCAATAATGTGGAATTTATTTGATAAATCCCTCTTGGGAAATAAACAGACCCGCCATTGGATACGTTTGATTGAGCATAGTCGATCGCGGCCTGAATTGCATTTTTATCGTTTGTATTACCGTCGCCCTTCGCCCCAAAGAATTTTACATCAATTACATTGTTTTGCTGGACTCGTATCCAAGCAGACGACGCCGTGCCGCCTCCAGGGACAATGATTGTGCCATTGTTGTTTGTATAAGGCCCACCAGTAGTGGCTGGATAAAAATATCCGCCGCCGCCATCCCCGTTGGTGTAATACCCATTCACTAAAATATTAAAATCAGTTGTCACCGTTAAATTTTTTAAATCCGTATTTACGGTGTTGATTACCTTCAGCGGCAGTCGATCATTAATATAAGCAAAATCTGCATCTAAATACGCAAGAGGAATCGATGATCCGCCAGGAGTGCTTGCAAATATGTACGGAACAGTCATTTCGCCCTCTTATAAAATTGTCGTCGTCCACACGACGAATCCGTTAGAGTCATTTGTCCAATAAGATCCGGTCAATATACCAAAGTTCCACTGATTATTCCATTGAACCACATAGTTATATGGCGGAGACAGGGGGCCGGTAAATGGGACAGAATCATTGTTGTATGGCAAACCAATTTCGGTTCCGTCATATTCAACGGCAGGAGCATTCCAATCTGTCCCTGGCAGTTGATTTCGCCCACCAGGAGGCTCTCCTGTTTGCTGTGTAACGCGAACCTGATCGTCCTGAGTAACGCGAGTATCGCCACCAGGGATAGGAATTCCAGTAGTTGGGTCAATTGTATTTTGGCCAGATGTTTGGCGCTGATCCGTAGATGCAGCAACATAATCTTGAGTGCGCGGATTTTGAATCGGAACCGGATCCGCAGGAACAACTATTGCGCGAAGCTGATTTTGAGGCTTATCATTGCAAGTTTCGCAAACGAGAATTCTTTTATTAATTAAACTGGCCCCAGCCCAATCAAACTGCCAAGACAACTGATTATGATTATACAGGAATCCGCATCTATCACAGATAGCAAATGCTCTAGGATTCCTTGAGCTAACCCTCGCTCGACCGTGAGGCCTCATCTGAAATATCCGCTAATTTGCGGGGATATATATTGCTGCGCCGTTTCGACATTTTGAGCAGAAGCAATAGCGTAAGCTTCATCCGCGGCAGGCTTCATGATGGCGACCTTATCAGGAGCCCAAATCATAGCCAGACGTTCAGCTAGGCCATAAACCATAGCCTCAAGCCAAATTGGAGGAACGTCGACCTGCTGGGTTCCATTCATATTGGCGTCCTGCAATCGAATCACCCGGTAGTATTTAAGATAAGCTTGCTGGCCATTTGGGACAGGCCAAAGCGTCACGGTCGGAGACAGAAGGCGATCAAACCAAAAAGTCGTCGGGAAGCCTTGCTGCTGCTTATTGGGATAAGACGAATATTCTGTGCGGCTGATAGGAAGAATGATTCGATCGATCGCCGGAGAACCGTATTCGATATAAGCGTCAAGCATGACGACGGTGTTGGCGTCGACTGTATATGTCGCCTGACCTTGAACCAAAGGGACGGTAACAAGGTCAACCTGCCAAAGATTGACGCCTTGGTTACTCCACCGCGTAAACATCATATTCGTCGCAAGACGCGCCGAATCTATATGTTCTTGAAGGAGAGCTGTCGGCCTAACGCCAATTAGCTGATAGGCATAGATTGTGAGCTCGCCGAGCGACGGGTTAAACGTATATGTGCCGCTCGTCGACATATAACCATCCTTAGTTGATCTGCCATACAGCAACTACAATTGACGGACAAGCAGGCATAGCCGGCGAAGTCAAAGGAACCGCAGCCTGAGCTGCTGTCGCAAGGATTTGCGCCCCTGTATCCTGACCCGCCAGCATGAGCTCATAATAATCGCCCGGCGTCGTGCAAGAAATATCAAAAGTAGCAACAACAGTTGTCGGATTATCTTTTACAGTAGCGACTATTGAGCTGCTATTTGCGACATCAGAACCATTTTTGCGAAGCCAAATATTCAACCATTTGGCGCTGGCAGACCCAGAATTATGCCCGATCGCAGAAAACGAAAGCGCATAATTTCCAACCTGCGGGAGCGTGATCTGAGTATTCGAAACAAGGGAAATACCCTTGGCCACACCTGTCGTATTATATGTGATTTCCTGGGCATTCGCTGCGTTAGATACGGACTGCGTCTGCGAGCTTGAGAAGCTTGCATACGGAGAAGGAGGAACATGAAACGACATTAGATCACCACCCAATTAACGCCATCTGAGACGACAGTAATGCTCTCATACTGAACAGCAAGTATCTTATTCGCCGCTCCGTCTATTGTTTCAGATCCATCGCCGTCAATGGTGATGACGCCTGTGCCGCTGTTCTTTACAGTGAAATACTGGCCTTCAATACCAACCGCGGTCGGCAAAGTCACAGTAAAAGTGCCGGACGTGCAGTTGACGACACAATCTGTTGTTACGTCAATGACGTAAGACCCGGTCTTATTGGTGAACGGAAGCGTTGTTGTTCCAACAAGACTAGCAGAAACATATGCCGGACTATTACTCATAGGTTCACCACGTTAAACTGCGAGAACACGCCAGTTACCGATCCAGAACCGCTGTTCAAGAGAATGCGGGTAAAGACCGGGGTAAACTGAAAATTAGTGAATACATCGCCAATCGCGGATACGGCATCAAGATCGTTTGTGTTGAGCCAAGTAACATCTTTAATTGCAACAGGAGAGACTGGATCATTAGGATTATCCATCGTAACCTGAAGCGTGTAATTAACAGTTCCAGAAGCGTTTAACTGGATAGACGTCTGAGCGTCGGCCCAGCTATCAAGAAACAACCAGCGGCTACCGGCAACATCATTTGTGCCGACTGTAATGCCAGATGCGCTTGTCGAGCCGCTTGTCGCGATTCTCGTAACTGTTTCAAAGTCTACTGTGGTTGCAACAGTCGAACCGCTCGTGCCCTGAACCGCCTGAGAAACGGGGACACCATTAAATGTTGTCCCGTAAACTGTAAAAGTAACAGACGAGTCATTGCCGACATTTGTGATTAATACACGACGAGGAACGTCAAGATAAGCAACACCATCTACGACGGTAGAACCATCAAGAACTACGTTTGAAGCGCCAGTTACTGTTTGGCTTTCAGCAATATTGTTTGCATCAGCCGCCGCGATAGGGCCAACAGTGATAGAAATCGGCTGCATTATTTGTTCCCTTCTTTCCGCCGGCCAGATGGAGAAACAGGCCAAGATTTTCTTGCCGGTCCTGTTTTTTTGGCGGCCATAGACTTTTTCTGTTCCTTGGTCATCGCGGCAGCGGCAGAAGCTGGACGACATGCCGGATAAGGACGCTTGCCCTTTTCTCCCGGTATTCTACCACATTCCTTGCCGGTTTTCACATCACGCCAATCTTCGGAAAACCATTTTCCAAGACCACCTCCGGAAGCTTTATTGACGCGATTATCTTCTCCAGACCATCTTCCACCGTGCTGTTTATACCATTTAGAAGCCCAAGCATTTGCGTAGGCAGAAGGATAAACATCAAATTTAGTACGAGCGGCAGCCTTTGCGCGCCCCCATAGCCCAGTATTTTGAGGCTTAGACGCCATTAGCAATCCCATTTTCGAAGAGATTTATTGATTCGACTATTTGGATCAGCAGCTTTGGCGGATCCCGTCAGTTTCTTTTTCATGCCCGTCATGCGGGCGCAAAATGAAGAGCGGCGTGATGCAGCCTTTGGACTCTTAGAAGCCTGTTCTTTCGAAACCGGCGGCTTCAGATCGTGTCCTTCAGCCTTGGCGGAACGGCGACCAGCCTCATTGAGGCCGCCTTCTGGATTTTTCCCAGCCTTACGCTGCCATGCAGGAGACTTCGCCATATCGGCCCTCTTGTAAGATTGGCGGGGCTTTGGACGCCCCGCCTGTTCTCGACTGAACCGAAAATCAGTCCAGATTAGTAAGGCTTAGGCGAAGCGCCACGCGGCGAACCGCTGTGCGCCGACGAAAAAACGCCGCCGCCAGAAGCGCGAGCCGGCTTCTTGCCCTTAGCAGCCGAAGACATGACGGCTTTGCCGCCCTTCTTCATGCAGCTGCCCTTTGCCATGCCACCCTTTTTGAAGCCGTTTGTGCCCGACTTCGCAGATTTGACGACCGCCGGGCCGTCCTGACCTTCGTAAAAACCCATGATGACCTCCTAAGATTAAGCAGCCGTTACAGCGACGCCAGACGTAGCACCATTCGGAACTGGGCCAGAAACAACAACTGTCGCAGTAGCCGAAGCCGTCCAAACAGCCGCGCCAACGACGGTGCAGTTGTCCAAAACGATCTTGCCGCCCTGAGAAGCGTTGAAGCTGACGACGCCAGCAAGTGTGCTGGTGCCTGTGTTCACAAACGAGCAGCCCTTGAACAGCTGGAACCGATCAATCGAGCCAACCGAATTGGCGTCGATGAACCACGGCGAAGTTGCCGTCGCATACATCGGGAACAGGCAGTTCTGGAAGACGTTACGCTGCGACTGGCCACCAAACTTGATCGACGCATTAGCAGCCGAACGGCTGATTGTGTCGAGGCCGAAGGTGCAGCCATCAAAAGTGTTCTCGTCGCCGTCGTTCAGATAGACGCAATACGAGCCGGCGCGAGCCGCACCATTCGCAGCGCCCATGCCGCCGAACTGAACATTGCCGAAGAAATTACGGTCGCCCGAAATATCCGCCAACTGCTCATCCGTCGAAGCCTGACCGATGCCCTGGAACAGGCTGAAGTTAGCAAAGATACAGCCAGAAGCTGTAATGCTCATCAGCTTGAAGTTCGTTGTGGCAGTCGTCGAATGCGAGATACGAGCGCGCTGCGAAATCATCGTCGGGGCTGTAACACCAATCAGATGGGTCGCATTTTTTGCCCATGTCAGGGTCGACGTCAGACGCGCCGTGCCAGTCGTCGAGCCATCGCCGATAAGGACGATAACGTCGTTGTTGCCGGCAGTAGCCGCGTTGTAAGCGGCCGTCAGGGACGAGAAAGGCGTCTGCGGCGAAAGACCGTCATACGCATCCGAGCCTGTGGCGGGATTGACGAAGAAGTAAGTGCCTGTCAGCGGAAGGCCGCCAACTGTTCCGAGAACCGGAACGCCGAAGGACGTAATGCCATTCGGGAAGTTAGTGAGAGCCATTGGAATTTATCCTCTGGGTTAGCTTCCTAGCCCCGTAGGGTTTCGGGAGTGGCTGTAGCGAAAGGACGAGAGTTCTTAGGCTCTCGAACGATGAAAGGGGGCCGAAGCCCCCAATCATTCTTAGGTCGGAGTCGATCCGTAGATGGATCTCCAATTATAATAGCCGAAGCTATAACGCTCGTAACCTTTAACCAGAAGGTTGTCGGTAACGAAGTCGACCTGCATATCGGTCTCGAACTTAACGCGCTCCATGTAGGAGAGGCCGTCAATGTTCGTAAGCAGGAACCACGCACGCGCCGAGGTCAAGAAGTCGTTGACCATGTAGCCTTCCGGCAGACCGCCGGCAGTCATCATGATCGCGTTGACGTCGTTGTTCGCTGTGCCGGGGCGCAGTTCCGTCTTGATCAGACGGATCGCGACAGGCTCAAGCGCCGGCGGGACAACCAGACGACGACCACGCGCGAAGACCTTCAGGCCAGCCTGATCTTTGAAGTTCGTGCGGATGGCGATCATGCCATTCAGCAGCGAAGCTTCGTTTAGATCAACCTGAACAAGCGGGGTGTTCGCAACAGTGCCGTTGTCGATCGGATGGCTGTAGCTCAGAAGCGAGACGCCGTCGCCGCCGATCGAAGCATTATACGTCGTGGCCGTGTTGAGCACGTTCGCGCCGTAAATTTCCTTCGTCTGCTGGAACGACTCAATGAGGCCGAGGTTCGACGGCATAAACTGTGTCTTATACAGGTTATCGTCGATGGCCTTACGAGTAATGGCATAGCCCAGAGCAATTTCTGTATGCTCTTGGTTATACACATAACGCTCGCCTGCGTTGTTATCAAAGGCAGTCTGGCCGCCTTCGGTCTTCAACTGGGCAAGACCCAAGAAGCGCATCTCGGCTGTGCGCTCAAGCGCCATTTTCGAGTCATGCTTCGTGAAGATCTTGTCATACTGAGACGGGATCATCTCATACTTGCCTTCGATCCCCCGGAGACCGGGGAGGAGAAGGTCTTTAATGGCAGAAAGATTAACAGCCATAGTTCCTTACTCCTTAGATCGTGGCCAGAGTCTTGGTCGCGACGTTGTTGAACGCCACAAGCAGACGAGCATAAGCGCCCCATTCCGTGCCATTGGTGCCGGGGGGATTACCCGCCAGACCAAGAATGCGGAACGGACCTGTGCCGTCAGAGTTCGGACCAGAGACGCTATAGTTGATGTAAGCACCGGACAGACCGTTAGAGGTATTGCCGGAGCCGATGTTGTAGCCGCAGGTCGAGCCAACAGCCGCTTCAAGAACGCCGTTAGCATCCGTCCAGACGACGAACTTGGCGTTCGGGTCATTGACGTAATAGACCTCGACCGTCTGCGAAGAGGCGACGTCTGTGCCCGGAGCATAGTTGCCCCAAACGACGCGCTTCTGCGAGACCGACAGGTATTTGCAGCCGACAAAAACGCCAGCGATCGGCGTAGCGCCGGTCGTGCTGGCTGTCGTCGTGCCGCGCTGGATGTAGCCGGTGGAGCCGTCGATTTCGACGGGATCACCGAAGTAGATGGTAGCGTTATACGCAGCCTTACCAGCGATTTGCTCGTATGTCGGAGCAGAACCGTTGCCCTGATACTGCTGGAAACCGTTATAGGAACCGGGATCCGTGTTCGCCATGACGGGTTCTCCTTCTTCAGGAGGCTCATCATCGCGCGCCGGGGCGATATGTTAGCCGGGAATAGTTAAATGCTCCACGCCGGGGGAGCCCAAGCCTGTTAAAGCTTGAGCACATTATATATTGACAACGCAAAAAATGCAAAGACCCCCTTGACGGGGGTCTAAGCTGGTGCCGGCGGAGCGAATCGAACGCCCGACCTACGGGTTACAAATCCGTTGCTCTACCTACTGAGCTACGCCGGCGAAGATCACTCTTCCGGAATCGGCATCGCTTCGTAGGACTTTTTGATCTGCGGCTTAACGCGCGCATGATCTCGCGTCATCGTGCCTTCAGGTGTGCCCGAAAGCTGCGATTCCTTGAACCGAACCTGATCGCGCGCAGCTTTAATTTCGATTCGTTTGCGCTCCTCAACGATCTCGGTCGGGCACTCCATAAGAACAAGGCCATCGCGCATAATGATCGAATTTGCATCCGTATTATGCGGCATCATCTCAGGATGGCGCGACGCCGGCACAGGCGTCCAGCCTTCACGCTTAACGCGCAGCTGATTGCCAGTGTCTTCCCATTCATAGGCAGAGTAGCGTTTCCAGTTATATGTCCAGCCATCCGGAATAGTGGACGGATCAACGTAAAGCTGGTCCGTGCCTTCATCGAGATCGCCAAGATGGCCGCGAAGTTCAGCCGCACGGCGAGCCGCAGCAGCCCGAGGATCATCATCACGCATAGCCGGCCTCATCGTCTGAGCCTCGGAAGAAACTGCCTCCTTGGCGGCCTTCGCAAACATGCCGCCACGACGGCCGCGAGGGGTATCTGTGTTTTCCATATCAGTCATCCTTAATGTCCGTAGCGGTTTTCTTTAATCAGGGCGGCTTTGTTCTTGGCATACTCTTCAGGGGTCATGCCAAGATCCTTAGCTGTCTCCGCCTCCGCCCTCGAAAGGCGCATGACGTTAGGCCGCGGCGCATTACCACGAGAAACAGGGGCCGGAGGAGGCGAAACAGACCGACGTGGAGCCGGCGCAGCCGCCTCAGACATCGGTGATTCGACTGCACTGTCTCGATTAATGCCCATACGGCCTTCGATGAACTCGAAATACTCGTCGGTATCCGGCTGAATGCCATCATCGACCGCATCTTCGTGCGCTCGAAACATCTTTCGAACATCTCGCTCGCTCTTGATGAAGTCACGCGAGCTGCGCAGCCATTCGGCAGACTTGTTTGAAACAGTCGCGGCAAGCTGATCGACAATGTCGCCACGCGGAGGAGCAACAGGCTGAATAGGCTGCGCCTGCTCTGCTTCCTTCAGCTGCTTCTTCATGACCTTTTTGCCCTCTTTCAGCTTTTCAAGCTGATGGGCGTTCGTTGTCATGGCGTTCTGGATCTCGGCAGCGCGGTTATAATCGCTCGCGGCCATCGCTTCTGCATAAGCAGTCTTCAGAGATTCGTTTCTCTCCTTAACTGTCTCGATTGCATTGACGATAAGCTGATAATCCGAGTCAGTTTTATCAGCATGAGCTTTCTGAGCGTGCTGATATGCCTGCTGCGCTCTTAGTTCAGCCTCTTCGCGCGCTCTTTTTTCGCGCTCAAGGTTCTTTTTAAGCTCGCTGATGCCTTCTTCAGGCTCAATTTCCTTCTTTTTCGCTTCTTTCTTCGGCGGATCGTCAGTAATTTCTACTTCCGGAGCCTTTTCATCGGCGTTCTTTGGCTCTTCAAGCACAATTTCAACGCCATTATCTTCATCAGACATATAAAATCCTCCTACCAAGCAGCATCAGGAGACGGAATACGCATTTTCACCTGCGTATCGGCCATCATTCGGCATAAAACGCCATTAACTGTAATGCTCCAGCCATCCGACGGGCGGAAGACTAGCCAATCATTCAGATTAAAGCTGGCGTTATTGAACCAAGCACCCGAATCATCTTGAAACGCTGCCGGTCCCATGCCTACGAGAAGACCGACCTTACCTTGGTAACGGTCTTCATCAATGGTTTTGTCGGACAAATACAATCCGCTCTTTGTTTTTGTCGGACGGACATATACCGCGCACAATATTTGATTGTTGAAGATCTCAATATTTGAAAGATCTCCAAGATCTTCAAGGATCTTTTGCTTTGGATCGACTTCGTGCTCCATAATCATGGGCGGCATTTTATTTTCCCTTCCTTCTCATCAATACTTCTCTCTACATATCCGCTCGGCTTCAAGCAGATATTCCTGAGCAAGGCGAAGCCCTGCAATCTTCCCCGCTTCAAATCGATAAGCGGCGAAACTTTCTAAATGACCGTTGGAAACTGAGTCCATCAACCTTTCAATTTCCATCTCGATCAAAGTTGCAAGCTCGCGCTCATACGCTTGCTGCGTCGTAAAAGTCATAACGAGTCCCTTCCACTCGCCTTCCTCTTATGTAGTCAGGGGGTGCCGAAAGAGGAAGGGGAATCCGGCACCCCCATTCGCAGCAATTACTTACCGCGAGCTTTTTTCGCTTTCGCGATATCTGTCTTCTGCAAGCGGCCTTCACCATCACCAGCGCCAGCCGTCATATCCTTATAGGACTTGGCAACCTTGCTGATTCGACCGCCAGCCTTGCGGGCCGGAGCGTCGGTGTGACGTGATTCGATATCCGTCTTCTGAAGACGACCCTCGCCGCTCGCCGCGCCGGCTTCCATGTCCTTATAGGACTTGGCGACCTTGGTGATTCGACCGCCAGCCTTACGCGGCATCGGCAAACCAGCGCCGCCCGGAGGCATCGGAGGCATACCAGCGCCCATCATCGCAGGCGGCGGAGCCGCAGGCATCGGGATAGGCACAGCGCCATCGCGAGGAGCCGCCGGCGGCATGTCTTCCGCCGGATGACGCTTCTGGCCAGCAGCGATCACGATGTTAATGTTGGTCTTACCTTTGCCTGACTTCGTGCGACCGCCAGTGGCTCGGTTCATGCGGCCAAGCGTCTCAGCAAGACGAGCGCGCTTGCCCAGCTTACCTGAGGCTTCAGCAGCCTTGGCCAGCTTCTTTGCCGGGATCTTCTCGCCTTCCTTTACGCCAAGCGACTTGCGCAGCGCGCCGGGCTTCTCAATGGCTTTCTGGATCCACTTACGACCGCCTTCTTTGCGACCGGCGCGCGGGGCTTTCATGTCAGCAGCAGTATAGCCTTCCTCGCGGCGAAGCTGCGCAGGCGTCACTTCAGCAGCAGCTGTCGAAGCCTTGCCGGGCATAACCTTCAGGCCCTTCATGCGAACTTCTGTGCCGATCGCCTCCTCGGGGCTGGGCAGACCACCACCGTCGGCCTTCTTGATCTTGCCGCCCTTCTTGTAGTTCTCAGCCTTACCGCGGGTCGGCTTCACCTGAATGGTGCCGACCCGCTTCTTGTCCAAACCCGTTTCCTTGTCTGACGGAACCGAGCCACCGGTGGCGCGGGCTTTACCGCCCTTTTTGAAGCCGCCAATGTGCTTTTTGCCTTCGCGCAATTCATTGGCTTCGCGCACGTCCTTGTTAGACATGCCGATGCCGATTTCCTTTTCGACCTTACCGCCAGCCTTGCGGGCCTTGCGATCGGCGCGAGCCTTGACGGCGGAACCGGAAACCTTGCCGCCCTTGTTGTAAAGGCGGGCCTTCCCAACAGGGCGAGCGCCGGTCTTAACGTCGGCGTCCAGCGGCTCCGCCGGGGTCCAATCTGCCTGTGTCGTGTCTTGATCTTTTTTAAGTGTGCCGGGAGCCGCGAGCGAGCGGGCTTTCGCCTTCAGCTTCTCGCGGGCCGACTTGGCCATTGCATACATTTTTTCTCTCCAGCTAGAGATGCGGGCGTCCCCGTCCGATTACTTCGGAAGTCCAGATAATACCGCAAGAGCCCGCTTAATTATAGACCCCCCGCGGTCTTTGCCGACCTCGCCGCCGTGGTCATAAGCCGGCAATCCCTTGAGGATAGCCTCGCGCAGCTTTGGCGTCATCTCAAGAGAATGAAGATGGTGGATTCGATCCTCTCCATCGTCAGTTTCTGTCCCAAGATTAATCGTGTGATCAAACAACTTCATTTTTATTGATGGGTCTAATTGCGCGACAAGTTTATTCATGCGCTCTGGCAGCTTCCTATCGTCCTCTTC